ATCATGTTTTTTAGTTTCCATTATTTATCCCTTAATATGAAATTATCTAATTTACTTTCGATTCTAATAACCGTATCTGATAAAACCTTGTAACTGTCCCGGCTAACGAAACTAGAATGAATATATGCAAGAGCTGTTATTGAATAAAACAAAAGTGATATTATAAGCACTACTAGATTACTGTTTTTCATTGCTTACTAAATCCTTTCCCTTTGAACTCCTCAATAAAAGATTCTATCTCTCTATTTGGTACTTTTATATCTTTACCGCGTCTGGTACTTACAGTACCACCTACGCGCGTATCCGGAGTTAAGGTTTCAAAGCGTGTTATTGGTATGAGGACCGATCTACAATTGAAATGAAGGGGAGGAATAGGCGCTTTATCACGAGTGAATTGTTTCCCATGAAGGCCTGCGCATATAACAGTGGTTCTATCATCAAGTATCGCACTATACTGAACACCAGTTACTATACCGCTATTTTCAAATGCTGCGAGCCTTCCCCTGTTTAAAACTTCAGTGGATTTAGTCCTAGAAAACCTCTCTAGTGATACTTGTGCAGAACTACCCACATTATCTTCTATAAAATCAATGACAGATGATAATGGCTTCCCATCTTTAATAGCTTCACGTAAAACAACAGCTATTTCTTTGGTAATGTTAAAAGACCAGTCGCCTATGAACTGAAATGTTTCCTTTTCTAAGAAATCAAGAAAATCCTCACTCAATATAGGTGATACGAAATTAGATCTTAATATTTCGTTATTAGCTATTACCTGAGAATCATTAAACAATTTTCTAAAGTTAGATTTAATTATTAACTGAATCTTTTTAAGGTTTTTTACCTTTAAATCATCTATTCTATCAATACGTTGGTTTTTTAATATTTTCTTCTTTTCTATCTGATCTAATAAGTCCGTAAAGATCGTATCTATAATCGGTTTTGATTCTTCTACAATATCAGAGGATGTAGCCTGCATTTTAGCCCTAATACCATTGAAGTTTACTTTATCACCAAAATCACCCTCAGTATCATTAAACACCGGTGACTCTGACTCTAAATGAGCAAAGGCTTTTGCCTTATCCTCGTCCTCATCTAAATGACCTGTGTTTTTATCCTCATCTAAATGACCCGATTGACCACTTGACTTTTCTGGTTTGTCAGATGAATTAGGTGGAAAGCCAGGAGCTACAACAGGTTCAGCAAATTCAACGTCTCCCTCTGGAAATTTAATTAAATTCCTAAAATGATTTATTTCCTCCTCTGTAGGCTTATAAATACTACCCTTCATAGCCTGAATAAATACTTCAGCGAACTTTATAGCGTCGTCATCCGTTACAGGCTTTAAAACAAACTTAGGAAAGTTTTCTACCAACCCATGATTGAAATGTACAATAGGCTCTACCAATTGCTTATTAACAATACCCTCAATAGTCGTTTTACGACGCCTAATGTGATTTAAAAACATCGATATCTGCTCAGTACCTAATGCCCTTGATCCACCACCCGAATCAGAGCCCTGTAACCCAATAAGATCAGGTATAAAAAGAGACCGGCCTATAAACATGTTGAAAATGTTTATGCCTTTTATGAATGCCTCACCATCAGATTTAGATTCTAGAAATTCTAATTCCACATCTTTAGGAATGGCCATTGCGGTACGAGATTGAAACTTTTTTATAATATTAAATATTTTTGTAACCACTGCATCAGGAACGTTAGTACCATATCTCGCCACAGGAGTTGGACTTGCAGCTTTTTCCAAAAATATAGCATAATATCTTGTTACGTGACGTTTTGCAAAGTAAGCGTAATAAGCAGAACGTAAATCACTACGGCCATAAGCGTTTTGAAATTTCCTGTTATTTACGTAATGAATTAAAGACCTTGGATTAATGTCTAGGTTTTCAGCTATGCCTTGTTGTTCAAATCTTGTAACGTTACCATGTTTGTCTGTATGGATTAACCAAGTATCAGGATGCCGAGTCTTGAGTATTCTAAGCGCCAGTGAATTGTCTTCACGCATTTTGAAAATCTTCTCGGTAAGACTAAATCCATATTCATAGGCGCTTAGAATCTCTTCTAAATTTTCAGTTAATGGAACGTCCGGGTCTTCCCCAAGAGCCATCTCTAAATCAGCGACTATTTCTTCTTGATCGTCGTCTTGTGCTATAATATCCCATCCAGCACCTAACACTAAATCCTTTTTTAATTGTAGTGCTACCCAGACCTGTTCGTCGTCTAACATCTCTGTATATATTTCGTGTGACCCACGCTTTTGGTATAGATCGTCTGGATTAAAAGGCTTAAACTGAGATTCAGCTACAAAGGCTGATTCCTCCTCAGTCTTTTCAGCTTTACCTATGAATAAATCAAATAAGAAATTACGGCGACCAGATCCCTTTGGCATTACAATGTTTTTCATTAACTTATCTCCAGTTCCGCATGAGCACTAAAATAGTAATCACTTGCACCATTGTTTTCAAAAACAATAGCCATTTTTTTTACACCGTCTCCAGTTTGCTGTAATGTCATGTGATCAGCCATCCCGTGAGGCATTTGAGGGTTATTAGATATTGACCATAAATGATTTCCATTAGTAGCCGATGTAGTTGTATAATCCCATACCATTCTTGCAACACATTTAGCGTCTTGAGGAACATCAGCCACAAATTCTACTGGGTTTACTTTATCACCATTAGCAGGAGTAAAATGTACTGATGCAAAAGCACCGGCTGTTACTAACTGACTACAATTTAATATGTGTTCTTCAGCTGACATTTATATGGTCCTTTGGAAAAGAGCTGTTGTATAGTGTAATGCTATAGAACTTAAATCATCTTGAACCCTAGATATTAATCTATCGCCATCATTAAAAGAAAATGTAGGCTGAGGATGGAATACGTGCATACCGAAATATATTTTGGTATCATTTAAAAATCCACCTTGTGATCCTACGAAATTAAAAGCAGCACCGAATTGATTTATTATATCTGTGTTCTGATTTAAATTAACTAGTAAATGTTCCGTACCACCTATGTCCTGAATAATATCAGTACCATTTGCTAAGGTAGATATTGCTCCATAATCTGTTGGATCTAAAGTACCACCATCCTGAATAGCCATTGCCATATGAGTGAGCTTCCATACCTCTCCGGTAGCCGTAGGACCAATAATAAAATCCACGGGTATTGATAAGGTCCCAACTACATTCATATCTCTACTAGCTGCAGTGTCATTTATTCGAAGTGACCTACAAAAGTGTACGACACTTTCGTCTCTCATGTTTACGTCCATAGCCCTTTTATTTGTAGGAACATCTGAGGACGTAATGTAATCAGTAGAATGAGGACTAGATAAATCTTGAGCTAACTTGTTTAAAAATGCTTTTACATGTGTGAAAGGCATTAAAGCAGTATCCTTTTCTCTATATTCTGGTAGTTATTATTTATTGATGAATTTAATAGGCAAATTTGTGCAGCTATACTTGAAGCGATGATACAATCATCATGTTTGCCAACGGATGCCTCCAGTTTTCCGTTATTATTTATAAAAGTCAATGCCTCAGATAATAAATCATGTGAATTAATAGTTAATGTCTGATTTTCTAGACCTTCCCTAAAGCCATTTAACATAATTGGCTTAGTTATCTTGTCAGTCAGCCAGCCTAATTTCTCGTCTTTATGGCGGTACAGATTTATATATCGAATATGGTTTTCTAATTCTAATAATACCGCATGACCATGATTGTTTCGCTCCACAGCTAAAATAGGCCAGATGTTATTACCACGCTGGTATTGAGAACATAAATCATTTAATTCGTGTGCGAAATCGTATGGCTTTAAATGTCCTTTTATTTCAGCTACCTGTTCTAAAGTATTGATGTCATATATGGTGCCCACAGAGTAATCGCCACCCACACCTTCGGCGGTATCTGCACCACATGCGTAGACGTGGCCTTTTTGGTAAGTTTGGAATATCTTAATAAGCCCATCGTCCGTGATTGGCATCTTAAGATCGTCCTTGATTCTTTTAACTATAACAAGATCGAAAAACGATTGGCCAGAAGATAAAAAACAAGTGGAGTCATCTTCTGGATATTCTTGGATAAATAATTCTTTTAGTTCCGATTGTTTAAAGCGCCGGAACAGAATCTGGCCTTTAGTAATAGTGATGTTGAATAGCTTTTTAGCTTTTTTGCATAATAATCTTTCGTCTTTGGTTAGATCTATCTTCATTTGATCAGTGGAGAGTGTATATTCAGGGAACAAATACCATGGAAAGAAGAATTTCTCGTATCCACTGTGAGGATCACTCCACATATCATGAAAGAATTCTAATCCATTAGGGGTAGACTCAATACATACCTCACCGTCTATTGGAACCGCCTGTAATGTAGCTTTTAATTTAGTATGATCCTTCATGAACGCCGCTTCACTCACGTGCAATTTGTGGATTGTATCTGACCTTGATTCTAGGTCAGTATAGATACGTGAATTATGTGCAGGAAAGAATAACTCATACTTAGAGCCACCTCCACGATCTACTTGTGGCATTATGTCTTTATCCATGAAGTCGTATGCGCGTTTTATAATTCTAAACAGTTTTTTAATAGAGTCTTGTTCGTGTGCAAGAATACAGTTTGTTCTATTAGGCGTCCATATGGTATTATCGAACATTTTGATTAATTCATTTGTGCTGACGCCTTGTTGTCTAGCCTTTAGAACTATTTTACGTTTTGATTTTGATTTATTTAATTTAACCTGAACAATATTATTTTTGAATGTTATCTTATCGCCATTTTTATCTATTATTTTGTATAGGTGATTTAGTCGCCATAGAGGGTTTTTGAAATTGTCATTCACACACTAACTGCCTACAGTTTCCAGAACTATATCTACTATTCCCATTCCTGTATAGACATTCTATGTACTCATCAGATGTACGCTCCCTAAATGTGCATCCCTCTTTATGTTTATTGATAAAAGCAGAGGCAACTATCATCGTGAACATTGCACACATTAGTATTGTAAATATTGTTTGTTTCACTCGCTTTCCTTTTTAATCATGATCTATCTGATAAGTCGTAAAGTTCCCAGGGCTCTCATCTTCTTTTTTTACAACAAAATAATTATAGATTTTATTACATCGCGAACAATCACCTTCTTTAAAGTTGCGCCACCCAATATATTCTTCGTCAGGATTAAAATCATGAAATGAATCATTTTCTTTATGCCAGCCTTTAGAAACACAAATAAATTTATCACACTTACAGGCTATTAAAGTCTTAAACATTACTCGCTGTCCTTTTTACTCATAATGTTTTTTCTAATGCTTCTTTAGCTAATCTAACTTTCTTTCTATAATAACACTCAAGTGATCTTTTATTTCTTTTTATCCTACCCTCTCCAGTACTAATCCTTTCTTTGTTCTTTATATACCAATTTGCTTTGTACTCTTTGCTTTCTTTATTTCTTTTTCTGTTGCATGTCCTACAAGTTCTATGACCATTTGGCTTTGTATATGTATTTTGGGCAGTATACTCATGTCCATGAGGGCAATGGGTGAGTTTAAAACAATGATGCCTGTTTTTAATCATTTTATCGTCAGCATTTGTTTGATCTGTGCCTAAAAATAAATGTTCCGGATTACAACACCTAGGATTATCACACGTATGACAAACTAACATCCTATAAGGTATCGGACCATTTAATAATCCTATGAACAGTATGTGTTTTTCCATATATAGAAGTTGATCCATAATTTTTTCTATTAACGCCACCTAGCCATACCCAACAACCATTTACATCAACTTTAGTTGTTAAAAATATTCGTTCTATAGGATCTTTAATTGCTTTCCTTATTTTTCTTTTCATTCATCATCCTTTTTATTCAAAAATGCTAACAACATAGCATGGCCGCTGGGAACTTCAACACTGACAGGTTGAAGTAGACGCCCAAACCGCCTTTCGATTAGGTACTCCCTTGAACGAGCGCAGTTTTTAACCAAGGCTTGATACAATGATTTGATAATCAATAGCTCTTCAAGATTTGTAGTCTTACAATCGTTGAGTCTCGTTAGCTCTTCGATTGTTATCCCCATGTATTTGTCTAGAATATATTCGATTGTTATTTTGTTGGCTGTGCGTATTTCCCTTAAAGCTACAGGTATTTTAGGCTGACCATTTGGATTACCAGATTGACCTTTGACAAAATTACGACCTCCAGACTTTAAACCTTTAGCCATAACGCACGTCGCTGTAATATGGTTGTAAGGCATAAGTCATGCGCATAGAGATCATTTGTAAATTTTACCAAAAGGGGAGGTTAAATCAAGATCTAAGTGGCATCAAATAAAAGTTTAAGAATATTTATCCCTTAACTTCTTGTTTATAACATATAATTGACCAGTCGCTTTATTTCTATTTTGTTTCCAACGCATTGCAAATTCTGGATCTATTTCGGTTGCGTCTACAGGTTCATTACCCATAAGAAGTAACTCTTTTAAAGTACAATGAAAACCTCCACCCATGACAGCATTTTCATAGTCCCATCCCATTATACATTTTTCTCTAAAACGTGGATTGAAGTAATATTTAAATAACTTAAACATATATATTTACTCCCATGAATATACGTGGAAGGGAAGCATGGAATCGAACCATGATCATGAGGGTCAAGTGAGACGTTTAAATTCTTTAAGAAGATCGCTCATATTTAAAATATCATTTCTACCTTCAGATTTAAAACCCCAATCCTCTGCTCGACATAATTCAGGAGCCATCTCCCACGGATAAATCCCGAAATTCTTTTTATAACGAATAGCGTCTTGTTGCTTGTCCTCGATAGATCTGTCATTCCATTTTTTATTTAACTGCCGATTCTTCTTAATCCAGCCACTTCTTTTGGTCTTTGCAGGCATACCACTTCCCAGTAATTTATATTCACACTTATATTATACGGCGCATAATATCAAGTGTGTAATTTTTACAAAATCCAATCGTATTGTGCGGCGACAGCCAATTTGGGCTTTTTATTAAAAAACGACTAAATCCCTATGCGTCATATCTGTAACCTATTGATTTTACATAATCAGCAGGACGGTTAGGACAGGATGGTGGTCCTCTATAGAGATATCTTTTCTATATTTATATTTTTTTTATTTTATATAATATATAGTTCTATAAATATATCGTCCTAATCGTCCTAATAGGGTTATCTATATAGAATCATTAAAAAAATTTAGGACGATATCCTTTTTAAACCGTCCTAACATCGTCCTAACGTCCTAAATATCGTCAATTATAATAAATTTTACCGCCATTTTTAGATGACCTGCCGCGTCGTTTGAGTAATCTACACACTTGGAGAGGTGTTTTTCTGTATAGCACGGCTATTTCATTTATAATCTCAATTATTTCTGGGTTTGAATATCCGTGCGGACTGACCATAGGTGTCCCATTGGTTTTACGATTGTTGATTCTATCTTCCCAGAGCTCAACCATTAGATCTTCCATATCGTCTGGAGTCTGAGTGTTAATGTAATCATCCATAGTTTTTCTAGATTTTTTAGATGCTTTATAGTTTTCTTTATACAGTGCAACATATTGTGATGTAAGCTGAGCGCTACGATCTTTGGGATAATCCCAGTCAATGGATTCGACGTCGAAGATCATGTATCTTCTATTTCCTGTGTGGTCCCTCAAAATATCGGCTATATTACATGTGGATATAAAACTGGT